TTGCCGATCGTTCCCGTTCCCGACGACGCGCCCGCCATGCAGTTCCGGCACCCGAAATTCGGTGAGCCGGTGAAGGCTTGGCCTTATCACGATGCTGAAGCCCGATTGATCGGCTACGTCGCCCGGTTCGACTATGTGGACGATACTGGCCGACCGGCGAAGGATTATCTGCCGATCACCTATTGCGACCTTGGCAAAGGCCGCCGCGGCTGGCGCGCGAAGGGCTTTCCCGATCCGCGCCCGCTCTATTGCTTGCCCGGCATCGTCACCCGCGCTGATACCCCTATCATCGTTGCCGAGGGTGAGAAGGCCGCCGACGCTGCCGCGATCCTCTTTCCCGAAATGACAGCGACAACGCCGCCGCATGGCGCAAAGTCGCCGCACAAGGCCGATTGGTCCGCCGTCGCCGGGCGCACCGTCATCATTGCGACCGACAATGACGACGCCGGACAGCAATTCGGCGACAAGGTTTGTGAACTGGCGCGGGCTGCTGGTGCTTCTACCGTTCTGCACCTTCCGCCCGATCGCCTCGGCGCATGGGTATGGGTGGATGGCGAGAAGACGCTTCGCGAAGGTGTGATCCCCAAAGGCTGGGACATTGCTGACGCGATTGAAGAGGGCTGGACCGCCGAGGCCGTCGCCAAGCTGAAGAGCGATCCGGCATTCCTTCCGCCCTATCGCGATGCCGAAGAGCGCGAAACCCTTCGCCGCGTTGCCGCTGGCGAGCCGGAAGAGCTGACCCGCTGGCCGTTCCGCATCGTCGCCAATGGCGTCGAAAAGCGCATTGAACGTGCCGACAAGGAAACCGGCATGATCACCGTCGAATGGAAGTGGTTTTGCTCGCTTCTCGAAGTGGTCGCCGAAACCCGCAGCACCGACAGCGAAGATTGGGGCCGTCTATTGCGCGTCACCGATCGCGATGCCCGTACGAAGGAATGGGCAATGCCTATGTCGATGCTGGCCGGTGATGGCACTGCCTACCGTGAGCGGCTGCTTTCCCTCGGCTTGATTATGGCACCTGGCCGCTTCGCCCGTGATGCCCTGCACGAATACATTTCCACCGCCCGACCAGAGATGAAGGCGCGTTGTGTCAATCGTCTCGGCTGGGGCAGCCGTGCCTTCGTCCTTCCACGTCAAACCTTCGGAGATAGCGAAAATGCGTGAACGCATCATCTATCAGAGCGACGGCATGGCCGACGACCCTTATCGCGTCGGCGGCACATTGGAAGGGTGGCAGAATGGTCTTGCCCGATACGCCGTTGGGAATTCCCGCTTGGCGTTCGCAATGAGCGCCGCATTCGCCGGGCCGTTGCTTTATCCTGCCGAAGCGGAGTCCGGCGGTTTCCACTTTCGCGGTGGCTCTTCGATCGGGAAGACGACCGCCCTTCAGGTTGCCGGATCGATATGGGGCGGACGCGATTTCGCTCGCACCTGGCGCGCGACCTCGAACGGGCTGGAATCCGTCGCGCTGATGCACTGCGACACTCTCTTGCTGCTCGATGAAATGGGCCAGTGCGACAGCCGGGAAGTCGGCCAGGTCGCCTATATGCTGGCGAACGGCCAAGGCAAGACCCGCGCTGGGCGAAGCGGTGAAGCCCGGCGCGCTGCCCGCTGGCGCACCCTCTTCCTTTCAACTGGCGAGATCGGACTTGCTGACAAAATCGCCGAGGATGGCAGAGGCCGCCGAGCGGCAGCCGGACAGGAAGTCCGCATAGTGGATATTCCGGCAGATGCTGGCGCGGGCATGGGCATCTTCGAAAACCTTCACGGCTTCCCGTCCGCCGACGCTTTCGCCCGGCACCTGAAGGCGGCATCCGGTGAGCACTTCGGCCACCCGTCTCACACCTACCTTGATCGGCTGACCCGCGACTTCGACGGCATCGCGCCCGTTGTGAACGGCTTTCAGAATGAGTTCGTCGCCGAGAACTGCCCGCCGAATGCCGATGGACAGGTGAGCCGCGTTGTGGCGCGCTTTGCCCTCGTGGCTGCCGGTGGTGAAATGGCGACGGCCTTCGGTGTGCTGCCGTGGCAGCCCGGCGAAGCGACCAGGGCAGCGGCGAAGTGCTTCCGCGATTGGCTCGACACGCGCGGCGGGATCGAACCGGCTGAAGAGCGTGAAGCCTTGTCTGCCGTCCGCCGCTTTATCGAAATGCACGGCACATCACGTTTCGAACCGATGGGCGATCTTCGGCCAACAGATAATATCGGCGCACCGATCGACATGCGCATTCAAAATCGGGCTGGCTTCCGTCGCCGTGATGATTCTGGTGGCATCGAATACCTTGTGCTTCCCGAAGTCTGGCGCGGCGAAGTTTGCGCTGGGCTTGACGCGGTGATGGTCGCGAGGACGCTGGCCGGGCGCGGGATGCTGAAGCCCGGCAGCGGCGGCAAGCTTCAGAACAACCAGCGTGTTCCCGGCTTCCCCTCGGCGATCCGGTGCTACGTGGTTACGTCCGGCATCCTCGGCGACGATGCAAGGGAGGCCGCCCATGCCTAATCTTGCCCGGTTCACCGACTTCGCAAGAGGTGTCGGCGCTGTAGCACCGGCTTGTAGCACCTGTAGCACCGTAGCACCCGCCATGGTGCTACAGGAAAAAGCCAATGAAAACATATCTGTAGCACCTGTAGCACCTGTAGCACCACGAATTGACCATGAGACGCACGAAAGCGACCTTCTAGACGCCTACGAAGAGCGCGCCGCAATCATGGAATATGACGGCGGATTGCCCCGCCACGAAGCCGAAGCTCTTGCTTGGAAGGAAGTCTTCGGCGACCGGGCCAGGGCAGCGTAAAGCCCCGGCAAATCCCTGAATTTCCTCGCCTTTTCGAGCACTTCTAATGCGGCCTTCAGGGCCGTTTTTGCTTTGAATACTGGACTTTTGCCCCGATCTTCATCGCAAAACTTGCGCGCGGGTGACGATGTTCGAGGGCTTCAAGAAACTGATCGGAATGGAAACCAAGGCAACTCTGGCGGAGCCTTCGCCGGAGCTTATTGCTTTGTTCGGCGCAACCCCGTCCGCGTCCGGTGTGGCCGTCACGCCCGAAACTGCGATGCGCTGCCCGACCGTCTATGCGTCGGTGAAGGTGATCGCTGAATCCGTCGCGCAACTGCCTCTTCATCTTCATCGCCGAAAGCCCGATGGCGGCAAAGAACGCGCGACCGATCACCCGCTTGCCGAGCTGTTGCACGGCCAGGCGAACGAATGGACTTCTGCCTTCGAGTTCCGGCTTTTCATGCAGACCGCGCTTTGCCTTTACGGCAATGCCTTCGCCTTCATCAACCGGACGGGCGGCAAGATCGCCGAGCTTATCCCGATCCCGTCGCCATGCGTCACCGTGGAAGTCGATCCTGTCACGATGGAGCCTTCCTATAAGGTTTCGTCCGGCGACGGCGGCCAGCGCGTCTATGACCGCACCGAAATCTTCCACCTGAAGGCGCTTGGCACTTCGCCGCATGTCGGCATGTCGCCGATCGTGCAGATGAAGGAAGCGATCGGCCTGGCGCTGGCGATGGAAGAGCACGGCGCGCGCATCTTCAGTTCCGGCGCGCGGCCCGGTGGCGTCTTCAAATACGGCAAGACCCTCGGCCCTGAAGCCCTGAAGCGGCTTCGCGAAAGCTTCAACGCCGCACATGCCGGCGGGCCGAACAGCGGCAAAACGCTGATCCTCGAAGACGGCATGGACTTCGAGGCTCTCCAGTTTTCGAGCGTCGATCTTCAGTTCCTCGAATTGCGCCGCCACCAGGTCGCCGAGATCGCGCGCGGCTTCCGCATTCCGCTTCATCTGCTTCAGGAGCTTGAACGGGCAACGCACAACAACGCCGAGAGCATGGGGCAGCAATTCCTTTCGCTGACCCTTTTGCCGTGGCTGAAGTGCTGGGAAGGCGGCATCCGTCGCGCCCTTCTCACCCCGGAAGAGCGCCCGGAATACTACGCCGAGTTTCTCACCGACGACCTTGCCCGCGCCGATCTGGCCGCCCGGTTCGACGCCTACGCCAAGGCCGTCACCAATGGCCTGCTTTCGCCGAACGAAGTGCGAGCTGCCGAGAACCGCGCGCCTTATGCCGGGGGCGATCAATTCCGCCTGCCGATGAACACCGAAGATGCCAGCAAGGCAGGGGGCGGCAATGGATCGCGTTGATATTGAAGTCAAGTTCGCCACCGACGAAGCCGGGCTTCTCACCGGATATGCCAGCGTCTTCGACGGTGAGCCGGACAGCTATGGTGACGTGATCCAGAAGGGCGCGTTCAAGAAGAGCCTGGCGGAACACAAGGCCGCTGGCACCACGCCGCTCATGCTGTGGCAACACGATCCTTCCGAACCGATTGGCGTGTGGCTTGAGCTTCGCGAAGACGCGACCGGCCTTGCCGTCTCTGGCCGCCTGATCCTCGAAACTCGGCGCGGCCAGGAAGCCTATGCGCTTCTCAAAGCGGGCGCGTTGAACGGCCTTTCGATCGGCTTCCGCACCCGCGCATCCGAGCGCCGGGCCGGTGGTGGCCGCACCCTTCAAGACCTCGAACTTATCGAAATCTCGCTTGTCTCGATTCCCGCTGCATCGCGGGCGCGCGTGACCAGCGTGAAGACGGCGCAAGCCGGAAACCCTGCCGCGATGGGCGCGGCTATCAAAAGGAGCCTGATCATGGCTGTTGAGAAGAAGGCGCCCGCGCCTGAAGCGGGAACGGAAGGTGATGACGTGGAAACCCGCGTTGCCACCCTCGAAGAGACTGTAACCGGGATCGATACCCGGCTGAAGTCGGTGGAAGAAAGCGTCGGCAACGTCGCCAAGTCCGCCGAGCGTATCGAACAGAAGCTGAATCGCCCCGGCGCGGCTGAAGTGAAGGCCGAACCCGGCAAGCTCGAAGCCAAGGCATTCGGCAGCTTCCTACGCTTTGGCCGCGAAGCTCTTCCTGCTGATGAGGTGAAAGCCCTGCGCGTGTCCGACGACACGGCGGGCGGCTATCTCGCACCGGCTGACTTCACCGCCGAAGTGGTGAAGGGGATCGTGGAGCGTTCGCCGATCCGGCAGGCGGCCCGTGTCGGAAGTACCTCTTCCGGTGAGGTGATCCTTCCGAAGCGCACCGGCAAACCGACCGGCCATTGGGTTGGCGAAACCGAGGATCGCACCGAAACCGGCTCGACCTACGGCCAGGTGGAAATCCCGGTTCACGAAATGGCCTGCTACGTGGACGTGTCGCAGCGCCTTCTCGAAGATGCTGCCGTCAACGTGGAATCGGAAGTTGCCTTCGATCTGGCCGAAGAGTTCGGCAGGCTCGAAGCCTTCGCGTTCATGCAAGGCGACGGCGTCAAGAAGCCCCGTGGTGTGATGGATGCCGATGGCGTTCCCTACACCTTCACCGGCAACGCCTCGACCCTCGGCAGCGCCCCGGCTGATACCCTGATCGACGCCTTCTATGCACTGCCCGCCTTCTACCGGAGCCGGGCCGTGTGGATGATGAACGGCAAGACGCTGGCGGCAATCCGAAAGCTGAAGGATTCCGTCACTTCGGTCTATCTCTGGCAGCCCGCCCTCACCGCTGGGCAGCCCGAAACCATTCTGGGCCGTCCGGTGATCGAAGACCCGACGATGGACGATATTGGTTCGGCTGCCGAACCGATCGTTCTGGGCGACTTCGCCAGTGCCTATCGCATCTACGATCGCGTGGCGCTTTCGGTGATGCGTGACCCCTACAGCGTGGCAACGAAGGGCCTTGTTCGGTTCCATGCCCGCCGCCGTGTCGGTGGTGGTGTGGTGCTGGCCGAAGCCATTCGCAAAGTCCGCTGCGCAACCTCGTAAGGAGCAATCACCATGCGCGATCTATTCAATAACCTCGGGCTTTCGGTAGCCATTCCGGCAGCGGCATACGACGCCGACAACACTCCTGCCGCGATCGACCTTCAGGGCTTCGAAGGTGCGCTTGTTGCAATCAGCGTCGGTGCTGGCGGCATCACCTTCAGCGGCACGAACAAGATCGAGTTCAAGCTGACGCATTCGGATGATGACAGCTCTTATGTGGCTGTCACCGATGCGGACGTGCAGGGCTTGGCGTCGGTCGGCGCGGGCGGGATCATTCTCGCCCTCACGTCCGCCCATGCCTCGGCCAGTGTCACGAAGGTCGGCTATGTCGGCGGCAAGCGTTACCTGAAGCTGCTGGCTGATTTCAGCGGCACCCATGGCACCGCAACGCCGATTGCCGCCACGGTGATCAAGGGCCACGCCCACAATCGCCCTGTTGCCTGATCCTGCTTGCCCGGCTGGCTTCGGTTGGCCGGGCTTGCACCTTCAATCGAGAGGTTGCGAGCGATGCCCCTGATCTTGGATACAGCACCCGTGAACGATCCCGTCACCTTGGAAGAGGTGAAGGAGCACATTCACGTTGATTTCAATGACGAAGACGCTCGCATCGCCGACTTCATCAAGGCCGCTACGCAACGCCTCGACGGGCGCGACGGCTCGCTTGGCCGCTGCCTCGTCACGCAGACGTGGAAGTTGACCCTCGACCGTTTCGCCAGCGAAATCGCGATCCCATTGCCGCCGTGCCAGTCGATTGACGCAATCACCTATGTCGATCCCGATGGCGTCACTCAAACCCTTGCCCCGACTGAATACCAAGCGTTCGCCCTCGGAACCGTGGAAGGCGCGAAGGTCCGCCCGGCCTATGGCAAGAGCTGGCCGACGATCCGCAATGTGCCGGAAGCGGTGACGATTACCTTCACGGCAGGCTTCGGCGACGATCCTGAAGATATTCCCGAACCGATCCGCACCGCGATCAAGATGCGCGTCGGCCACCTCTTCGAGCACCGCGAAAGCGTCACGATGGGATCGGGCTACATCACCGAAACGCCCGATGGTCCTGACGACTTCGTTCGCGATCATAAGACGTGGAGCTTCTGACCATGCGCGCGGGTGACATGGACCGGCGCATCACGATCCTGCGCTATGAGCTGGCAGGCGATGACGGCTGGGGCAATCCGATCGAAACCTATGTGCCGACCGAAGAAGTGTGGGCCGAGGTGAGGCAGGAAAGCGGGAGGGAGTTCTTCGCCGCTGCTGCGATCCAGTCTGAACGGAAGGTTGTCTTCAAGCTGCGATGGATCGAACCGGAAGTGCGCGTCTATGACCGCGTTCTCTATGCCGGACGGGAACACAACATTCACGAAGTGCGAGAGCTGGGCCGGAAGGAAGGGCTTGAGCTTCACACGACTTCGAGCGGGTGACGGTATGCCGTGGTCGCCGCCGAGGCATTGCCCCGCTGGGCATCCACCGTTCACCGGAAGACGCTGCCCGCTCTGCGCCTCGAAGGCCAAGGCCGCCGCCGATGAGCGCCGCCCGTCTGCCCGCGCCCGTGGCTATGACAGCAAGTGGCAGCGGGAAAGCAAAGCCTTCCTCGCATTGCCGGAGAACCGCTTGTGCGTCTGTGGCTGCGGCCAGGTCGCCGACATGGTGGATCACCGCACCGCTCACAAGGGCGATATGCGCCTGTTCTGGGATCGATCGAACTGGCAGCCGATGAACCGCCGTTGCAACAGCCGGAAGGCCGTGGCGAGCGAAGGCGCGTTTGGCAGACCGATCAACACGGGAGGGGGAGGCTTTGAATTTTGACCGAACCCGCCGGGACCGACGCCCCAATCTCGCGCGCAATCTCGCCGAAAATGGGAGTTTTTTAGAATGAAGGGACGGAAGCCAAAGCTCACCGTCATCGATGGCGG